CCGTCGCCTAATACATTTGGTGGCTGGGTCAAACCAGCCACCAAATCCTCAATACGAAAGGACACTTTATGTTTCTAGCACCTACCGCAGGCCCAATTGGCATTCAGCCAATGGGCATTCAGGCGATTATGATCAACAAGATGACAACTTCGTTGACAATTGGTCACGTTGTTCAAACGTCTTTCAATCACACCAGCGCTGTTTATCCACCAGATTCAAGTGATCCGCAAAGCATCACGAATCTTCGGTTGTCACCATTCTCATGTGTTGTTCTTGCAGAGGGCGATGTCGCAACGCTCAACCGTGGTTACTTTGGAGTAGTTGTTGGTCTTGGACAGAACAACGGCGCCGCCGGAACCGAAGTATTGGTTCAATTTGGTGGAGTTGCTTTTGCCAAGGTAAACGCGGATACCAACGCTATTGTCTTTGGGGAACGGCTGTTCCTTGCTGATACTGCTGGACAGTTGTCAAATGTTGGAGGATCTGCCAATCCCGACACCACAGTAGCAATTGCGTTGAATGCGGTTACTGCTGCGGCAACCACAAACATTTCGGTACTGCTGTTTGAAGGACCGATGGACGGAACTGCTACCGCTCTTACTTAATCTGTTACACCTTATTACCGCTTGGGGGGGAAACCCCCCAAGCGGACTTCTATGCCTACATTCGCTGAAGCAAAGAATCACGCCGTTCTTGCAGTTGGTGGATACCCATCACTTGCTCCCGGTCAGACTCGCAACCATCGACTAGCCGAGATCGTAAATCAGGCTGGTCAGTATCTCATGTGTCGGCCTTGGCGATTCCGTGAGCGCACAAGCAAGTATTTGAACATGGTTGCAAACCAGTCTTATATTGCTTTGCCTGATGATGTTGAAGAGTTGTTGTCAATCATTTCTCGTCAGACGCTTGGATACCTCGTTGAGATGGTTACTCCAGATCACATGGAGCAGTTGCGTCAAATGGGATTGACAATGACTGGCCCCGGCGTGACACACGCTGTGTTTACCCGGTCGGCGCCAGCGGATGGTGCCGCGCTGCCGCCTGTTCGTCTAGATGTCTACCCAACGCCAACCAGCAACGTTACTGACGCCATTGCGGTGCGTTACCGTGCAAACTGGGTCTACATTGCTGACGATGCTCCTGACTCATGGGAGATTCAGATCCCTAAGTACTGCGATGCGCTGTTTATCGCGTACTGTCGTGCGTTCGCGCAGGCGTATGAAGACGAAGGATTGACCGGGCGCCTAACAGAGATTGACTTGGGTCCAATCCTTGCCACCGCCAGCACAAAGGATGGTTTATTGCAGCGCGATCTTGGCCGCATTCGTCCTTCTCGTTCGCCAAGTTCTGTGAATTGGAACAGGCCCGACTATGGTTTCGTCCAAAATCCAAACTAATACAAACATCATTTAAGTACCAAACAAGGAAACACCATGCCAATCAATCTTTCTGGACTAATGTCAACTGTTACGTCAACTCGCACCCTTGTTTCGTCTTTGGAACTAGCAGCCCCAGCAAACGTAACGAGCGTAACTACTGCCGCTGCCCATATCCCAACGCTTACTCGACCAGTAACAACTGGAGCAAGCATTGTCTTCAATGCGGAGTTGAATTACCTCAAATTGCAAACACTCTGCGCAAGTGGAGTGGCCTTGACTTGTTATGTCATTGGTTGGACGTTTTCGGCAAACTCGTCTGTTTCCGCTTCTCCTAGTACTGGTGCTGTTTGGATTCCGACGTTGTTAACAAAGTTTGTTGCTACCTCAGCGGTTTCCGGCCCAGTTGGAGTTGCTGGTGATTTGCTGTACGCGGGTCAAACATACGTCAAGAGTCTTGGTGATCTCAAAATCTACAATGGTGAAACAACTTCTTGTCCCGGTGGATTTGTGATTATTGATGTAACTGGCAATGAACTGGTCGAACTTCACATGGTTAGTTCGGGTGCTTCCAAAGCGAACGCAGTCATTGGATCAATTTAATGCAAGCAAGAAACCGCACATGGATGCTTGGCAGCGATCCTGTAGAGCGTTGTCGTCAACGAACGATGGCAATCGAAGGCGGCGATGGCTCCACGCTGTCCCTTGACTTCACGACGGGTGTACTTGATCCCCGGTTGACCTTCAGCCGCGCCAGTACTGCGACCTTCGTGAACTCAAGCGGGTATGTGGCGTGGGCAGGGGCGAACTTGCTTCGCAATAGTAATTGGCTAGATAGTAATCCAACGCCAACTAATTGGAATCTTGCTGGAAATGCTGCCACTATCCCAGCAACGGGATTTAGAACTTTTACCACGACAACAGCAGCAACTTCGTTTATTGCTGACGCAGGAATATCGTTATCACAAGGTATTACTTACAGTTCTGTAATAGAAGTATCTGCCGTATCAGGCAGCCCGACAATGATAAATACTATGGTTGCTACTGCTTCTCCTACAAATGAGAAGTGGTATCAAGATGGGACATTGGTTACGAGTGGAACAGTAATTACTAGTGGAACAATTACATATGTATTTACCGCTGGTTCCGGAAGTTTTGTCCGTTGTGGATTAGGGTCAACAGGCTCAACTGTAACAAGTCAAAGCGTGACAGTAACTAAACCACGAGTTGTTCCGGGTGTAAGTATCAATGCCACATATTACGAAAGTACAACTTCTGCCGCCTACCACGCCCCGCGATTCGACAATGCGCTTCTCACAAGCCGTACAAACTTAGTACTGCAATCGAATAACTTTTCCACATCACCTTGGGTGCAAAAGTATGGCACAGTAGCAACGCTCACATCCAATTACACAGTTGCTGGAGTACCTGATGGATTTAGTGGTACTGCCACAAGATTGCAATCAAGTGTTGCTGCATCTGGAATAACACAGCCACTTAGTTTGTCAACCGTATCTGGAAAAGCCATTGTATTCTCTTTATATATTAAATCTAACACGACTGCTACTCAATTCGTTAGGTTGGAAGATGTAACAGGCGGTGGTACTCTTTGGGAACCAACTCCAGTATGGCAACGTTTTCAATTTGGTTCCTCGATATCAATAACCAAATTTGGAATAGAAGGAGTTGGTGCAGGATTAGACATATCAATTTGTGGGGCGCAAGTTGAATATGTAAACACCGGGGCTGTTGCTACTGCTTATATCCCGACAACTACAACTGAAGGTGTTGTCAATACAACGGAGCCAAGGGGACTGCTAGTAGAGGGGCAGGCGACTAATGTCGCAACCAACAGCAACGCCCTAGCAAATGCTGGTGGTCTTACTCGTACTTATCCAACTGGAGTTATTTCTCCTGATGGAACAGAAAACGCACAAAGGTTTACAAAAACTGATGTAACTACCCCTCGCTTCATTTACCCAACCACATTGTTTACTGTACCGGCATCAACTGCATACACCGCTTCAATATGGATTAAATACGATGGTTACGCGTTCACCACACAGTTCCAAAGTGATACAGGCTTGGATTGGGGTGGTTATTGGACTGCTTCATTTGTAATTACCGCAGGAGGAATTACAGTTGGAAGTCGTAGTGGAATCTGTTCTGCATCAACAGTTACTCCATATCCAAACGGTTGGTATCGGTGTACCGCAACAATTACAACTGGGGCAGTACCAACTGGTACAAACCCAAGGCTCCTTATTGATGTTGTTGGTACAACCGGGGTAAGCGTTCTTGTCTATGGCCTACAACTAGAAGCGGGTTCCGGTGCATCCTCGTACATCCCTACGGGCGCGAGTCAGGTCACGCGGAATGCGGACAAAATGTCAATGACTGACATATCAACAATGCAATGGAATCAAACTGCTGGGACATTTTGTTTGCATATGGATGTTGCCGCAGAAACTAATACAAATGCGTTCCCGACATTTATGGGGATGTACACCGTAACTCCTGTTCGGGTTATCAGATTCTTGCTTAACAATAGTTCGGGAATAAACCCGCGCATTGGAAACGACACTTGGACGGCAACGCCGTCGCAGATTGTAAGCAATGTTAATAATACTAGACCTGTTGCTCCTACTGCATTCAAATATGCAGTTTCCTTGTTTAACACAGGACAAACTATTAGTCAGGTTGTGAATGCCGGAACCGTGGTAACGACTAGCGGAACAGGGACAATGCAAATCCCAACACGATTGCTTTGGCATCAAGACCCATCAGCCGGGGATACCGAGTATTTCCCAATTCACATTCGTTTGCTGAAGTATTGGTCTACCGCACTTCCCGACGCACAACTCACCAGCATTACTTCCTAAACATGGACTACCTACTCCGCACCACCACAGAGTCTGAAATGGAAGACATCCTCATAGCAGCAGGGGTTGCCCAAGAGGCCACGGATATCGAAGGGGAGGTCATGGTCATCCCAACCGCAGGAATCTCTATCGACCACATCGGTCCTATCCCACCTACCGTGGATATCGATGGTGTGCAGACCAGCCCCGGTGACAGCCGCTGGCACACCAACATCCGCGCCATGATCGAATTGACCCCTGCGCAGATCACCGCTTTGCCTACGTTTACCCCTGAACCAAACATCCCGTATCGCGTGTTTGCGTAACTAGAAATAAAATACATGAGTCCCCAATCCACTACCAAACTGTTCAATCTGGAAAAAGCCCAGTTGACTCTGACCATCCTCCTCATTCTTGGCGCGGTCGTTTACGTTGGTCGGCGGCTGGAATCTGATGATCACCAACAACGCCTGCTAGAACGCATTGCTTCTGACATCAACCTGATCAAGGATCGCAACGCTGACGCCAGCGCCCAGATCCGCGTCATTGGTGAGCGTGTCAGCCAAGTCGAGAAGCGACTAGAACGGATGGAAGCCCGGCCATGATGCTGCTTGGACTCCTAGTCATGTTCCTCGTTGGAGGATGCTCTCCGGTTACCCGGATTGCTTCCAATAGCAACGAGATCCGCAGCGAGGCTCAAGTGCTTGCAAGTCATGGGGCTGCAATCAATGATCCGGTAGTTGTCGCTGGGGCAACGCGCATTGACACCCTTGCAGCAGGGATTCATGTAGCGCTAGGAGGAGTCGAGGATAAGACTCCGGCTTGGATGTCCACGTTGACTTGGGTTGCCCTAGCGGCAGTCCTAGTCGCTGTGGCTGTGATCCTTTGGCAGACAGGAATTGGTACTGCTATCAGACTTGCTATTGGTTGGATTCCGCGCAGGCCCCGTCAGGAGGCGGAGTTGGCAGCAAATATGCTTGACCCATCAAAACCAGAGAACGCCCGCGAATTTATAGCGGCCCAACGCGCCTCTGATCCTTACTTCAACGCCGCCTTTGTCAAGGCGAGGGCCGCTCAGGAGAAGCCATGATTCTTGCAGATTTAAGTTCGTTCATCGGTAGCGTTTGGGCAGTCGGCTTGGCATTGGTGTGTGGCGTGGTTGGTGGTTATTACCTACGCAGCAAGAAGCAGTTCTAATAGAAACGGAGTCAGCAAATGGCATCAAAGATTCAGATACGACGAGACACGGTCGCGAATTGGAACGCAGTTTCTGGCTCCGTTATCCTTGCAGCAGGAGAGATTGGTTATGAAACCGACACGCGCAATCTAAAGATTGGTGATGGAACAAGCGTATGGTCGGCGCTGAAGTATCAGGCGCCCGTGTACAGCGGCACTAACTCCACATTAGCCGCCACTACGCTTGCTATTGATCAGACCAACAACCGGGTTGGTATTGGTACTGCAAGCCCACAGCAAAAACTTGATGTCAACGGAAATATTGCATCAAATAGAACTGCCGCTGGATCTTTTTTGGTAAGTGGTGATGGCGCATATATGTTTGGTACAGATTCAAAGCAATATATATATGGAACACCCGGCAACAGCGGACAAGTTGCAATCAACACAAGTAACGCAAGTGGAACTGTTGCAAATACTCTTGTTGTAACTTCTGGACAAGTAACTGCTAATGGTATTTTCAACGCAACTGGAATTAACGCCGCTGCTAGTGGTCTTACATCAAGTGGCGGATTAACAGTCTCTAGTGGAGTGACCTCATTAACTGGCGGATTAACGGTAGTTAGTGGCGGAATTTCTTTTCCAGACAATTCAATCCCGCTAGCGGATATAGCACAGATTGCAACATTGACCGTTCTGGGAAACAGTACTGGCGCTGCTGCTAATGTGGCTGCATTGACAAGTGGTGCTAGCGGTACTGCACGAACTGCACTTGGCCTTAATGCTGATGCGTATATACCGCGTGTAATTGAAAATCACGCATATGGCCCATTGACAAACATTGTTTTAGGAACTGGAGTTAACTGTGATATTGACGTAAGTGCCCAAACGCTAGGTGTTGAATATTGGTACAAATGGTCAACAACAAATACAACAACGGGTACTTTGAAACAGGCATCCGTAAGAATGATTACTGGTGGCGTTACAACTTTTTCTTATATTTACAAATGGGGCGGGAAAATTGAACCATCGGGCTGGGCAACCGCAGAAGTAGTAAATAGGCATTATATAAATAATCAAAATTTTTATGCTTATGTTATAATTAGCAATGGAACAACTGGCGCAACCGGAGTAAGTACGGGTTACATCTCGGTAACAAAGAGTGTGTCAATCGTCTAATGCCATACACCCAAGCGATTATCCCTATTCGCGGTTGGGTTACTGACGTTCCATATAGTGGAGTGCCAGAGGGGTATACGCACGACATTCTTGACATGATCCCTGCTGATCCGTTTCGCAGGCGTGTGCGCTTGGGTACGCGTCCGGGCTTCAATCGTTTGTACAAGTTTGCCAGCGGATCAGTTCAATGCATCGTTAGAACAAACGCATTCTCTGGAGTTCCGCCAGTCATTAAAGATCGGCTGTTAGTGGCCAACTCCGGCAAAATCTATTACATGGATCCCGGCGGCGATCCAGAACAGGTATACGGCCCATCATCTTCAGCAGCGGCCTGTCTTAATACGACCGCCCGCGTGGAGGCCGTTCAGCGTGGTCAGTACTGCTACTTTGTAGATGGGTCTAATTACATCAAGGTGGATTTGTTTGCTAGTCCACCAGCATGGTCGGCTTGGGAACACGCCAGCCTTGGACCGGAAGATCACGTTAAAAAAGTCATTGGCGGCATTACATATACAGCAACAAATATTGCTTTGTATGGAAGCCGTCTTGTTCTTGGTGGTGTAAAGCAACTAGAGAACGTCTGGTTCATGTCTCAGATTGATGAGCCAAATCATTGGGTAGTCGTGACTGGAAATGCCGAAGATGCAATTGCTGGTAATGATGGGCAATGGGGTATTCCGGGCGACGAAATCATTGCATTGATTCCGTTTGGTCAGGGCAGCATTATCTTTGCTGGCAAGAAATCAATGTCGATGTTGACGCAAGATCCAATCTTTGGAAGCGCGTCAATTCAACAACTGAGTAGAACAGTTGGTATCTGTGGACCAAGAGGATGGTGCAACGGTCCGGAGAAATCCGTGTTCTTGTTGTCGCAGGATGGCCTGTACCGGATTACTCCCAACGACTTTAATATTGATCGTGGTCAACTGATATCGCGAGACAAACTTGATTCGTTCTTTGCAAATTTGAAGTGGGAAGATATCAGCCCATCAATTATTTATGACGTTGAGCGAAGGGGTGTTTGGATCTTCCTTACCAGAATTGATCAGCCTGCAAGTAGCACCCACTTGTTCTACTCAGAGCAGACGGATGGGTTCTTCCCATTCAAGATGTATGACCCAAATTTCTATGGCGCCTTTTCGCAAGCGCAGATGTTGACAGACGATGGCCGGGTGCAAGTAGCAATCTTTGGTAGTTCAACTGGTCAACTTGGAATCTTTGACTCCTCATTGGTTGTCGGAATTGATGGATACGTTGCTGCTGGATATCCCTCTGACAGAAATCCCACCGTAGGCCAATCGTTTTCACAACGAATACAAGGATCAGTTTCAATCGGTCCAATTGTGTCATCATCACCCGGACTTGCCTTTTGCAACGAAGTGCAAATTGAACTTGGCGCCGATATTTATTTGCCAGATACAAACGTAAAAGGTATTGCTTCTCCACCAGCCGTACAGATTCTTTCTGCACCAACAGCGCAAGAAGCCATTGCTGACAACATAAACACCTTGGTGGTTAATCCGGTTTTGTTTATTACGGCCAATGGTGGAAATGCAAATTTGTCTTTGCCCGGCGGTGCTGCCGGAAGCGATCCCCAATTGGCTCCGGATTACATTGGTGGCTTCGCGCCTGTGGTAACACCAACTGGTTATCTTGACGGCGCATATGCCACTTCTGCGACTGGTTTATATACGTCACAAGACACGTTTGTATCGCCCCTGCTGCGAGTATTTGAGAACTCTACAAGCCAGTTCCAATTGACTCGCGGATCTATTGGCGGTGCCACTCGTTGGTATATCAGTTTCCAAGTTGACGATTTTCCGGTGTATGTGCAGCAACAAGTCAACGGTGCTTACGCGGATGATCCAAGTGTTGGTGAATATCGATTTACCAACATTGATTCTACGGGAGCCATAGTGGCAACTCTTGCCACAGATACGGCCTCAGTTTCTGCATCTGGATTTAGCGCAGCAACAGTTACCGATATTGGAAATATTGCAGAAGGTGCAAACAACCGATTGCGCTGCCGTGTTCGCGACAATGCGATGTTTGTTCGCGTTCGTTCGTCCGGATACCCATTTGCGTTTGAGCGAGT